GATTATGATTAAATATTGGGGATAATAAGGAGTAACTATGGTAGAGAATAACCTTGCAATATATGTTTCAGTTATGCAGTTGGCTATTCTCACCATCGGTGTAGTCACTGTTATTGTTAAGTTAGGCAAACGAGAAGCCCTTATAGAATCTAATGCCGAAGAGTTAAAGCAACTCAAGGAGATAACAAAGGATCTGGTAAAAGCCGACATTGAACACAGCAAGAATTTGATTGGAGTCGTAGGTGATTTAAAAGCTTTGAGATATAGAGTAGAACTTCTGGAACAAAAGTAATGCGGTATTTAATTGCCCTATTGTTTTTGACTGGATGTAATGCAACTCAAAGCATTAACACTAGTAACCATATAATTCAAAGAGAAGCTATGGCTATTCTAAATACTCAAGAGATTACTGATGCACATAAACATGCTAAGGTTATCCTTCTAGAGTCTTCTGATATTGCTAAAGCTTCCGCTAACATAACAAACACTACCCCTTGGTGGGCTGACTTACTTAGCTATGGCTTTATTGCTCTAGCTATTGTAGGCGTAGTCGTACTACTTTGGTACACAGGAATAGGTAAGTTAATTCAAAAGTTTATATATTCTTTGGGTTTATTTATTCCCGATCAGAAAAAACAACAAGCTAAGTTATTGGCTGAGGTTAAGGATGAAACCGATCCCACAACCATACGCGAAGCTATTGCTGCATTCAGGGCTTCTGACCCTGCGTTTGATGCAGCATATAAACAAGTGAAAGGACATTAATTATGGATTCATTCCTCGGTTCAGTTTGGTTCGCTCTTATGCTCTTTGCAGTCGGCTACATTGCGGGTTCTGTCGTTCCCGTAAGCAAGCTGCCTGAGCTTTTCAAGAAGAAGTGAACAGAGAACTAATCAACGAATTAAATAAAAGGCTGCTTGATTGTCTTATGGAAGATCTCTATGATGACACTAAGCGAACACCCGGTTTGTATACTATTATTCGTGGTGTCATAAACGACAATAGAGAAGCTTTAGATGGAATTCCTTCTTCTTCATTAGATACTTTAGAAGAAGCTATGAAATCTAAAATGCCTTTTAAATTTAAATCTTCGTCAATCTAACCTATTGGGAGAGAAATCTCCCTTTAGGTTTTACTTACTGAAAGGAACCTATATGGTTTGTAAGTATACCACACTAAGCCCTATTACAGCTTATGGAAAAGGTTGTAGATGTCTTCGCTGTTGTTTAGCAAAAAAGAAGCAAAGCAAAAAAGACTATAAGGCAGAGTACCACAAAAACTATATTCGTGCAAATAAAGAAAAGAAAAAACAGTACATTGAAAAAAGACGAGAAGAAAAAAGAGAATATATCAATCAAGTAAGAAAAAAATGCTTTGATTGTGAATGGGCGGTTGAGCCTAATATTTTAGAGTTTCACCATGTAGTTTTAGCTGAAGACAATATTAAATTAGGTAGTTTACTTTCTTACAAGTCCATAAAAAGAATAGAACAAGAACTAAGTAAGGGTGTCTTTCTTTGTCCTAATTGTCATAAATTAAGGCACTATAATAAAACAACCAATAAAGTAGACACTACTAATAAAGAATTAAGATAGCCTTTCAGTAATGGCCCTAGAATGCCCTAGGAACGATTCTTCGTTCTAGATGGGTATAGCCCTCTTTAAACTAAGAAACCGATCCTAGGGCATCCTAGCGGCTTTAGAAAGGAATTTGATAACATGAAGCCACCCCCAGAGGTCATAGACGACTTCCGTAATCATCTCTATTTTTGTTTCAAGTACTTGGGGCTAGGGGAACCAACCCCACTCCAGTACGCCATTGCCCACAGGCTACAGGACGGCCCTAGTGACCATATCCTACAGGCAGGGCGTGGTGCTGGCAAGAGTGTAATTACGGCTTGTTATGTTTCATGGATTCTACTACGGAATCCAAATACTACAGTACTTGTACTTTCAGCTACGGCTGACAAGGCCATCAAGTTCGTGTCCCAGACCAGATCTATTCTGACTCTGGTTCCCTACATGAAGCTTCTTGAGCCACAAGAGTTTGACAAGGACAGTGCATTTGGATTTAATGTAAACAACAGAACTAAATTCACTCAGGATCTATCCGTTACCGCCAGAGGCATCACCTCTCAGATCACTGGTCTACACGCAGACAAGATCATTGGCGATGACATTGAGATCCCTGAGAACTCAGACAGCCCACAGGCCAGAGAGAAACTCTGGGAGAGATGTCTTGAGCTTGAGAATGTAAAGAACAAAGAAGATGATTCTTCTATTCGATTCCTAGGTACGCCACAATCCAAGGACTCTGTATACAACAAACTAGGTGGCATATACAAGATTATCAAGTTCCCCGCAGTAATGCCAGACTTGGATAATGCAGAGGATGTTGAAGATGTTGATACCTATGTGTTGCAATTGGGCTTGGAGTCGGGTTGTTCGACTCAGCCAGAAAGATTCTCGGATGAGAAACTTGCTGAACTTGAAGCAAAGATTGGTCCTACAAACTTTGAACTCCACTATAAACTCAAAACGACTTCAGCAGACAACAAGAAGTATCCGCTCAGGCTTCAAGACCTGATCGTTATTGATGTCGATCCTGAAGTATTCCCCGTAAAGGTAGTCCACGCAAAGAGTGTGGTTAATAGACGGGTATCCTCATTTGGTATGAAGGGAGATCTTGTCTATGAACCGATGCATATTGAACCTAAGTTTGTCCCGTACTCACAAACCGTCTTGTTCATCGACCCATCTGGTCGCGGTGCGGACGAAACTGCAATATGCGTTGCGTCATTCGCTCATGGTTATGTTGTCATCCATGAACTCCTTGGTATTCAAGGCGGGTACGACACGCCAACACTAAAGCAAATCTGTAAGTTAATCAACCAGTACGACATCAGCTTAGTTAGATACGAGTCTAACTATGGTGATGGTATGTTTGGAAAGATTCTTACACCTGTCGTTATGCAGAATTGTGGTCAGGTTGCTATTGAGGAATTCAAAGTATCCGGTCAAAAGGAAGTACGAATAATCAATACGCTTGAACCTATCATGTCTCAACATAGACTTGTCATGGATACTCAAGTATTGCTTGACAAAGATAATCAGATTCAGATTACCAGAATGCAGGAGAAGCGCGGAGCACTGAAGCACGATGACCGTGTGGATGTCCTTGCTGCTGCTGTATCTTATTGGACTGATGCCTTAGCAATCGACCCTGATAAGGAAATGATTATCAGGCAGGAAGAAGATTATAAGAACAAAGTAAAACAATGGATGAGTAACAAGAGATCCCTAGGTATTCTAGGTGATAGAATCTCTGGTGCTGTCCTGCTAAATGGAAAAGAACCAAAAGAAAAGAAGTTTGGTAAATCCATACTAAGGAGAAAACGATAATATGATTCCACTAATTATGGGTGGCATGGCATTAGCGCAGGGTATCATGGGTGCTTTTGGAAACGCAAGTAAAGCCAAAGCTGAAGCAATGACTCAAGAAATTCAACAGCGTAATGCTAACTTCAAAGCACAATGGCAAAACGAAGCGCAGAACAGAAACCAATTAAGACAGTTTCAAGCTGCTCTTGAGCGGAACATTCAAATCGAAAAGGCAGCTAACAAAGAAAGAGCACTTGCCGAAGTTTATTTAGACCGTAATTTCAATAACCAACAGAGTACTCTTAGTAAACAAACAGCACAAGTAAATGCTCAGTTCAACGCAGCAATGACAAGCAGGGGTATCTCTGGAACTAGCGGAACAGCTAGAGCTTTAATGAGACAAAACATGGAAGCTTTAGGTAGTAATCTAATCGCTATGAAGACAAACTATAGAAATGCATATCGTGATATCACATCACAACAGCAAGCTAGATTGTCTCAAAGAGCTGATACTATGTTCCCAAATCAAACTACATTTCTCCCACAAACAGGAGGAATCATGGATGCTTCTAGCTCTGCTCTAACCACAGGTCTTATTAGTGCTGGTATTGGTGCAGTATCTACAGGTGTTAATGCTTACTTCCAATACGGACAAGGCGGCGGTGGAGATACTAATAGTGGTTTTATGCCTTACGCAGCTAGACAAGGATAATCAATGGCTAAAAAAGATTTATATTCCTCGTTACAAGCAATTGCTCAGCAATCTTTAGGCACACAAAAGCCAACAGAATCAGCAACTAAAAAAATTACTGAGACAGAAATAAACAACCTTAAGAAAAACTTAAGCAATGCTGAAGCAATGTATCCTTTAGATACAGCTAAACGGTTTCAGTATTGGAAAAAGAATACAGATATTTCAGGTCTTTCTCCTGAAGCTAAATCTTTTTATTGGGATACTTATGCTACTCTAAATCCAAAAGGATTGGATGGGGCTAAGACTGAATACCTAAACATTACTCGTAATGAGTTAAATGTTATTGGAGGTTCGGCTAATAAAGAATTCTTTCTACGAGAGAAACTAGCAACAGCCCCTGAGTGGGTTAAGAAAGATTTAGAACCAGAGCTTGCAAAGATTTCTACTATGGTTGCTAACTCTAACTATGTTAAGTCAACCAAAGTATATGAACAAGATGCTAAAAATAGAATCAACACTTTCTTGTTCAAGTCTGAGTTAGATCCTGATGTTGCTATAGAAGATCATGCTAATGACCTAGTTAAACTAGAGCAGCTAAATCTTATGGATATTGCTCAGGTTATTAACGGAAGAGTTGGCGTATATCGAAACGAAACCTTTATGCCGGGATTTGCTATCACAGATAGAAACGAAGTTCTACCTGATGATATCTATGGCACACCTAGCGTTGAGGAACAACTTAAAGTAAAAGAAACAGTATCCCCTCTTTTCAAAGAGGCAGTAGAAACAAACCTTTACTCAGCTCGTAGAACTATAAGCAGAGAAGAGCAGCAGGCAAATGAAGCCGCAATTAAAATGCTTGAAGAAGGTAAGTTTACTATTGATAGATGGCAAGAAGCATTTTCAATCAATCCCGAAGCAAAA